TGAGATCGCTTTGCCCGTGGCTGGCGAATCCGCCGGCATTGTTGAACAAGTAGCCGCTGGGTGCGCTACGGACTGGGCGAACGATTGTTCTAGCGCGGCGCGGACGGCGGCGGACGCGGCTGCGCGGGCGGCGGACGCGGCTGCGCGGGCGGCTGCGGGGGCGGCGGAGTGGGCGGTGGGCGCGGCGGCTGCGGGGGCGGGGGCGCGGCTACTCGTTCAACAATGCCGGCGGATTCGCCAGCCACGGGCGTGGAGAAAAATCGCCGCAATCGTCCTTGAGGAGGTGGCCCGATGCAGCTAGCGCAATACCCCTCCCGGCACTCCCTCGCGTTCCGGTGAGCTGCCCTACGGGGAAGGGCCGGCGCCGCCACAGCACCGGCCCCTCCAGCGGGCACCACACCCACAGCCAGCCTACCGGCTGCATACGTCTCCCCATCCCCCACGCCATGCTCACGACCACCACGGCCCGGCCGCCCCAGGCCCCACGCCCCTACCGCGTCATCCTCAGCCTGCCGGATGGCGGCTCGCCAATCGGCCTCAACCTCTACGCCTCCAGCGCCGCCGAGGCGGTCATGTCCGGCCTGGAGCTGGCCGGCCCCGGCGCCCGCGTCATTCGCGTTACCCAGCAGGGGGAATGGTGAGCAGCCCCACCCCCGCAGCCGCCCGCAGCCGCGCCTACCGCGAGCGCAAGGCCGGCCGCCTGCCACCGGTGGAGCGGCTCACCTGCTCCGCCTGTGGCGCCGGCCGCACCGGCCGCCATGGTGAGCTGTGCTCCCGCTGCTGGGAGCGCCTGACCGCTGAAGGCAGGCAGGCCAAGGCGGCGCGGGTGGCACGGTCGAGGGCCAGACGAAAACGTGTCGAGATGTGACACCAGCGGCCACAGACCGTCATGCCGTGCGCTACATTATGTGCATCGGGGGGAGAGATCCGCCCGATGCACCACACCACCATTCCTCTTTTCTCCAATGGCCAACGCAGTCGGCATCATCCGCACCTTCACCGCAGACGACGACGCCGCGCTGAGCGCGGCTGCCATCCGGTTTGCCCAACGGCACTTCTTCAATGGAGTCGATGGGCTCAGCCTCGACATCATCAATCGGCCATGGCAGGCGCTAGAATGCGAGCTGGGATCCTGGTCTGATTCCTGGAATACCAAGCGGCTGCAACGCCTCTGGCAGGGCTGCAAATGCCGGGCGCTGGGTGAGCATGTCCGAGCCAGCGTCACCGTTGCCTATGGCTACGTCGGGCACAGGGTCGACTGAGCCACATTCCCACCCCACAGCCCCCGGCTCACCCGGGGGCTTTTTCATGGCGCAACGCCACGAATGACAACCCCAGCACAGCCACCGGCCGGCGCTGCTGCACCGCGTCGCTAATCGTGAAGCGGTGCAGGTGGTAGTGGCGGGCCGCGGCCTTGCACGACCGCCACACCTGGCCGGTTTCGACGCAGCGGATGCGGTAGTCGCCCCGGGCCAGCGGATGGTGCGCCATCACCTGATCCACCAGCTCAACATCCTCAAGCAACGCCAGCAGCCGATCCCTCGGCAGGCCGCCGTACACCTGAGGCAGCTGCCGTGCCAGCCGGCGGAACCCTCGGCGGCTGATGAACCACTGGCCGCCCACCTTGCGCGGCTGCAGCGCCGCGGCGATGGCTGGCTCAGCGAGCCACCGCGTCAGGCGCCACCGGCCGCAGCCCAGCACCTCGGCCGCGCCACCAGTGGTCAACCATTCGCCGGTGCGGCAGCGGGTCGTCAACCCAATGCGCCGGGCGCGGCCACGGATCGAAGACAGCGAGCGCACCGGCCAGCCACGGCGCGCGGCCTCGCGGCGGAATGCGACCGCGACCGTTGACGCTGGCTCCTCCCCCAGCAGCTCAGCGAGGAAGGCGGTTTCCTCTGCGCGCCACCGCTTACCAGGGGCAGGCCGGCGACTAGATGGGCTAGCGGACATTAACACCGTTCCCCCCGCGGAACCATGTAACTTTGTATTGGCTTATTGTTTCTTCCGGCGGTTGCAATGTGTACCACTTATGCGGACATCTTCGGCAATGCCTATAACGCAGTTTCGTGCCGGGCCGATTCAACACCCATCGGCTCAGGCTGACGCGGGTAGAAGCGCTGCCGCATTTCGGGCATGTAGGAAGATTCATGACGGAATCAAATCAAGATCATCAGGGCTAAACAATTCAGACAAGGGCGGGTGAGGCCGCGGCGGCGGCTGCTCCGGCTCCGGCCAGCAGGGCAGGGCCAGCACCACCGCCTGCAGCCGGGTGCGCTGCTCAGCCGTCAGCAGGTGGGCGATGGGGTCGAGCGCCACCGCATCCGGCCCGGCGTTCCAGTCCGGCCAGCGGGCGCAGCCGTGGACCCACTGAAGGCCGGCAGGATCAGCCGCCCAGTGGAGCGGCCCCAGGGTCTCCCCGGCCCACCAGATCGCCAGCCGCCAGCGGCTGAGGGTGTCGAGCCACAGCAGCATCGGCAGCCCGCAGCTGTCCTGCCAGGGCCGGTGCAACAGCGCCGGCTCACCATCCGCCACGCGCACCAGCGCCGCGGCCACCGCTTCCGATGGCGGGCGGGGTGGATCGGGCTGGGTGGTGTCGGGTGGGCCGCTCACCATGGCCACGGCGGCAGCATCCGCCCTCCGGCTGGCTGGGGTTTGATCGGCGGCAGCTGGGGCTCAGGGATGCGACTTAACGATGTGGTAGTGCGGCTGGGTTGATCGCCGCCACGGCGACGGCGGCGCAGACGGCAGCGGGGCCAGCCGGCAATGGCCAGGCCGCCAGCGAATCCGGCGAGCAGGGACACCACGGGGGAGAGATCAGCCATCACGGCCCTCCAGTCCGGCGGCGGCGCGGTCGGCCTCGGTGCGGAGATCAAATGGCACATGGAACCCATGTCGGTTTTCCGCCCAATCCGACACCATCCGCACCGCTTGAATGGCTGCGGCGGTGGAGCTATCTCCGGGCTGCCCCACAGAGGCGAAGTCGGCGATCAGTTCAGCCAGCTGCTGCACCAACATGGCCGGCGCTACTGGGGTGGGGAAGAAGGCTTCATACTCAGCCCGCTCCAACGCGGCCCGCGCTGATGGCGCGGGGGCTGGCGTGTCCTTGGCTGCCGCTTGCTGCTGCTGCACCTGCACCGCCTCCATGGCGGCATCCCAGCCGGCGCGGTGGATGCGGCGGGCGCAATCTTCGAAACGTTCCGGGGTCGGGCCCCAAAGGCTGATTGCTTCCTCATCGCTCAACTCCAGCGGCTCCGGCAGGGCGGCCTCGGCTTCATCCTCGGCCCGGAACAGCCCTGCCAGCCGGTCGAGCTTGTCGGGCTGGGGCCCAGCAGCAGCAGCCTCCAAGGCCTCGACCCGCCCCAGCAGGTGGAGCAACGCCTGAGGCTCAGCGTGCCCGAGGGCGGCGGCATGGCGCAGCCATGCCAGCTGGTCGGGGGAGAGAGGGGTGGCGTCCGTCATTGGTCGTTGGTGGTGGTGTGGTTGTGGCCCGGGGGGCGTAGTGGGCATGGTAGCGGATCGGAACCGCTATGGCTACTATGCCATGCAACCACCACCCCCCTGCCAATGCAGCGACAACCGATCAGCATTCGCCCCACCGCAGCACAGATGGCCTGGCTGCAGGCTGAGCGCCGCCGCCGAGGGTTGGCCATTAACGCCTTGGTGGTGATGGCCCTGGAGGCCGCCATGGCTGCCGATGCGGCGGCGCCAACCCAGCCCAACCCTGACGGGCAGGCGCAGCCGTGATGCCCCTGACCCTTGAGATCCTCGGGGGGCTGCAGCTCCTCGATTCCGACTGGCGCCTGATTCCATGCGACGGTCACAAGCGGCCCGTGAACCCGGCCACCGGTGAGCCCATGACGGACTGGGGCCATCACACCTACGACGCGGACGGGATCGCTGAGCTGGCGGATTCGACCTTCGTTCAGGCCGTGGGCCTGGTGCTCGGTGAGCCGTCCGGTGTGGTCGCCGTTGATTTCGACGGCTCCGGCTCCACGGCCCGATTTCGGCAGGAGTTCGGCCGCGAGTGGCGCGACCTGCCCAGCACCGTCTCCTGGAGCAGCGGCCTACCCAACCGCCGGCAGATGGCCTACCGCGTGCCGCTCGACCTATGGCCCCACCTGCGCGGCCGGCGAGTGTTCCGCAATGACGCCGGGCGGATCGTCCTGGAGCTTCGTGGCACCGGCCATCAGAGCATCATCGCCGGGGCCCACCCCGACACCGAGGGATACCGCTGGCTGCCTGGCTGTTCACCCGGTGATCTGCAGGTGGCCGACGCCCCGCCCTGGCTCCTGGCCGCCCTCCACCGCGCCACTGATGAGCCGATCACTGCCGAGCACCAGCAGAGCACCTCAGCCGACATTCCCCGGGCCCTGGACCTGCTCGCCCACATCCGCCCGCGCGACGACTACGACGGCTGGTTAGCGGTCGGCATGGCCCTGCATTCCGTAGACCCTGGCCTCCTCTCGGATTGGGTGGCCTGGTCCCGCGGCTGCGCCACCTTCGATGAAGACGAATGCCTCAGCAAGTGGTCCAGCTTCAAGGGTAGCGGGGTGAGCATCGGCACCCTCCACTACATGGCCGGGCAGGATGGCTATTCCTACCGCAGGCCGCAGGAGCCGGAGGCCGGGCCAAGGCCAGCTCAGCCGGGAAAGGCCGCAGGGGGCGGCGCTGAGCCCCACCGCAACGGCACAGGCCCCGCCCTTGATCTCAAGCCACAGAAGCCCAAGCTCCGCACCCTCTCGCCCCATGACGTGGTTGAGCAACTGCCACAACGCATTGGCGGCATACCCAAGCTCAACATCCGTACCAATGACTTTCACGCGGCTGGTAAGACCTACTCGGCTGATGATGTCGGCCGAATCTATGTCCACCTCAGCAGCGAGACTGAACGTTGGCCTAAGGAAACCACGGCCGATGTATTCGTTGAACTAGCCAAGGATCGAGCCTTTGATCCAGTTGAAGAATATCTGAACCGCATCGGCGAAACTGTTGAGCCTCTTCCTATTGAGGATTGGGAGCGCCTTGATCAGCGCCTTCTAGGCATTGATGATCCAATCGCCGCAATGTTCCTTCCGCGGTTTTTGATCTCCGCTGTCGCACGGGTTTACCGGCCTGGTTGCGGCGTCCGCCGCACCCCCGTTCTGATCGGCCCACAGTGGCGCGGAAAGACCCGCCTCGGCGCAATCCTCTTCGGCTCGGATCACTGGGTTGAGAACATCACCGACCTAGGGAAGGATGATCTGCTCCGCCTTCAGTCGGCCTGGGGCGTGGAACTATCTGAGCTGGACGGCATCACCCGCCGGAAAGACCAGGAAGCCCTAAAGGCATTCCTAACCGCTAACGACGACGTGTTTCGCACCCCCTACGCGAAGGCGGTCGCCCGTTATCAGCGGCGCTGCGTGTTCTGGGGAACCGCCAACGGCCCACCGCTGCGCGACCTGTCGGGCTCCACACGGTTCGTGTGCATCCAGCTACCCGATCGCATGCTGCCGCTCGACTGGGCCATCCAGCACCGAGACGCGATCTGGGCCCGGGCCGTCGCCCTCTTCCGGGAGATCCCCGCTGGTGAGGAGTCCTGGGATTACGCCACCGATGAGGAGCGCCTGGCCATCCAGGAGCGGAACGCCAACCACCAGGAGGTGGATCCGTGGGCCGATGAAGTGGCGAAGATCCTCCGCTCCGTCACCTTCCGCCCCGTCTCCATCGCCTATGTCCTGGAGGGCATGTCTGTTCCAATCAGCCAGCGGAACAATGCCATGGCCGCTCGTGTGCGGCAGTTGGCCGAGGGGATGGGGTGGGTCATGGACCGCAGGCGGCAGCCGGGCACCAATGAACGGGCCCGGGGGCTATGGCCGGCCGATCCTCAAGGGGGCAGCTCTGGCCATAGCGGCCATAGCGTGTCCACACCGCGCTATGGCCAGGAAAACGGCAGTCAGGAACTGGCTTCTGGGGGCCCTGGCCATAGCGGCCATAGCAATTCAACCAAACTAGAAAATCAAGGGATTAAGGAGACAGGGGATACGCGTGGGGATGGTGTTGGGCCTTCCGCTATGGCCGCTATGGCCAGCAGCCGAGATCCCGCGCCACAGCTTGGATCTCAGCGGCCACAGCGGCCGGGTTTCGCTATGGCCAAAGACCCCATCCGCTATGGCCAGACCCCGCCGAGGCGTGTTCGAGCGCGAGAGGGCCGCCCTCTCCCCCCTGGCACCTACCAGGTCGTGCACGACCCCGGCGGGTTCGATCTGGAGCTGTACGGACCGGAGGGGACCTTTGCCGCCGCCGACGTGACGGCCAGCTGTGACGACGTTGAATCCTTGGAGGAACCCGAATGACACCCACCCCCTGGCTCCCGCCCATTCCCGGCCTCCACCGCTTCGACCCCGAGCACCGGTACTGGCTGGGCTCGGTGGAGTTCCCGGTCTCGGTGACCGGCGTTCTGAGCTGCCAGAAATCCGCGTTCGCCATGGAGCGGATCAAGGCCACCCGCGCCACCTGGGAACCCCGCGGCAACCAGGCCCACCGGGCGCTTGAGCTGTTCCTGGGGCTCCGCCGCCCCGGGAACGATGGTGCCGGCACTGCTGAGCTGCAGGAGCTGGCGGCCGGCGACCACGCGGGCTGGATCCAGCCGCTCATCACTGACCCCCGCTGGGGCCAGCTGGAGGTGATCGCGTCAGAGAGGCCCACCTGCTGCTTCAGGCGCCGCGTGGCAGGCACGTTCGATTGCGCCTACGTCGATGGCACGCTGCCGACGCCAGAGCGGCCTCCCTGGGCCCCTGGGGGGCCGCCTAAGGTGCTGGCCGATCTGAAGACCCTGGGCGAGAACGGATCAGGTTACTCAACCGCCGCACAGCTGGGTGGCTACATGGCCCTGGAGGCGACGCACGGCCTCTGGTACGACTACGGCCAGACCATTTGGGCCCGGCCCGGCCGGACGGCCTTCAGCCCCCTCTACAGCCGCTCTGAGTGTCTGCTGGCGTGGGCTGGGGCCTGGGCCACCTGGCGGGCGCTGCACCCCGCCGGCCGGGCTGGCATCGGTCTGTGAACGAATGCGACAGACCCACCACAGCGGGCCTTACTCATGTTGTAAGGTTGGCGGGCTGGTGGGTCAATCCTGCCGGCGCAACACCACACCTACAGCCATGCTTCGTGTTAATCCACAGCGGATAGGGGATGTCGCCCTGTTCCTGTTCTTCCTGGCCATCTTCGCGGCAGTGATCCATGGGTGACGTCGACTACAGCGCCCTGGGCGCTGATGCAATCCTCAACATGATCACTACCAACCGGGCCGCCATCGCTCGGCTAGAGATCATCGACACCGCCCTGCTGGATCGGTTAGATCAGCTGGCCGAAGCTGGCGAAGTAGGCCAAGGCGGATTCAGTCACAATGACTGGAGCTTTAGCTATTGCGCCGGCCGCACATCATGGAGCTACCCAGAAGACATCAAGGAGATTGAAACCATCCTTAAGACTGCCAAAAAGACGGCAGAAGGCAACGGCAGCGCAACCCCCAAGACTGGCGCTCCATTCTGGACAATCAAACCCCCGAAGTTCTGACGCCATGGATCTCGCAACCGCCAACGAATCACTACTCGGCCGCTCCACAGTGGCCCTGGCCGAAGCGCTCGACGCTGCTGGCATCAGCGACCAATGGATGCAGCAGGCCGCCGCTGCTGTGCTCGGTCACGCAGCCGCTGAGCTGATCGCTCATGAGCAGGCTGCAGGCCGGCCGCTCACCTGCCAAGAGGCCGTAGCTTTTCTCTGCCGTGGCGCCGAGGGCCGAGCATGAGCACCACGAACCCGACCATGCGCCGGATCATGCCCTTCATCGAGCAGGCCGCCGCCGCCCTGGAGTCTGACCGCCTGGCCGCTCAGGAGCTGGCCGAAGCCGCCCGCGAGGCCATGGGTTCGCAGACAGCTGAGGATGCCTACCAGGCCGGCAGGCAGCAGGGAAAGCAGGAGGAGCGCATCCGCATCCTGGCGATCCTTGATTTCGCGTGGGAGTCGGCCCCCAGCCTGGACGCATTGCGCCGTGCCATTGAGGCGGGCACATGACCTCCTCCACCTTCACCGCCATTGATCCCCAAGCCCCCCGCCCCGACCGCTTCCGCGTCGGTGACGTGTGGGCATTGGAGGGCCGGCAGTACCGCGTCCGCCGTGGCGTGGGGGAAGGCCTGGCCTGCCTCCAGCCCCTCGGCCGGGGCTCACGCATCCACCTGCGCCGCGACTCGGTAGGCCGGTTTCTGCGGGTCTCGTGGGGTGGGCAGCCGTGAGCGGCGAGGCCCGCATCCTCGGCATTGATCCCGGTCTGTCCGGTGGCTTGGCCCTGCTTCACGGCGGGGCCATCATCCAAGCCGCCGCCATGCCGGTGGTCAAGGTGGCCGGCAAGGGTGAGATCGATCTAGCCAGGTTGGGCGCCATCCTCCGGGACTGGGCCCCTAGCCACGCATGGGTGGAACAACAACAGTCCATGCCGCGGCAGGGGGTGGCCAGTAGCTTCCGCACCGGCCAGAACTACGGCACCCTCCTAGGGTTCCTGCAGGCCAGCGGCGTGCCGGTCGCCGTCGTGCGGCCCGCCGTCTGGAAGCGCGCCATGGGCGTGCCCTCGGACAAGGCCGCGGCCGTGGCCATTGCCTCTCGCCTCCTGCCCTCCTCCTCCCACTGGTGGCCCCGGCGCGGCGACGACGGCATTGCCGAGGCCGCCCTGCTCGCGGTCTACGGCAGCAGGCAGGGCGGCTGATGCGCTGCACGCTGAATCCCGGGCAACATGTATTGCATGTCCGGCCCGTAGATCGTGAGCCTGCTGACGGTTGAGGTTGACGCCAGCCAGGTGAGCGCCATGGCCCGATGGGTGGCCGCGGCCCATGGCGAGCTGGGGTGGACAACAGCCCGCGCCATGACCAACAGCGCCAAGGATGCCCGGGAGGCGTTGAGGCAGCAGGTGCTGCCCAAGATCCAAGGCGGCCCCGTGGCCTGGACTAAGCGCGGCCTGGTGGCCTCATTCGCCAGGCCCGAGAACCTGTCGAGCTATGTGGGCTTCAACTACGGGGAGAAGCTGAACACCGGGGCAGGGTTCAACCCACAGTCAGGCGGCACCCCCTCAGGCCGCTACATGGAACTGCAGTCCCGTGGCGGGGATCGGGGGCCGAAGTCCACCGAGGTCAAGCTTCGCAAGGCGGGACTGATCGGGCAGGAGCAGTTCGTCACCCCTACTGGCCGTGGCCTCAAGCTGGACCGCTACGGCAACCTCAAGGGGCCGCAGTACACGCAGATCCTGTCCCGCCTTCGTGCCTTCACCGACGAGGGCTACACCGCCAACGCCACCCGAGGCGCAGATGCTGGCTCGCGTGGCCGATCAGGCGCCAAGCGTCGGGAACGGGATTTCTTCATGCTGCGATCCGATGGCACCGGACCCAGCCGCTGGCAGCTCGGCGCCGACGTGGTAGGCGTGGCCATGCGCACCGGGCCAGGGCCGAAGGGTGGCACCGGCAAAGGCAGCGGCAAGCGTGGCCGGCCGCAGACTATCGGTTACCGGAGGAAGTTCACACGAGTTTTTAATGTTGTTGATCAACCAAACTACGAAAGGAGATATAACATCAAGGGCATTGCCTTAAAGGAATACAATAGAGTATTTAGCCAGCACTTTATGGCTGCGCTGGATAGAAACTTAAAACGCAAACGATAGGGTATAGGCAGGGGGGTGGCAAGTTGGGGGGATTTTTTGGGTCCTTCCTAGCCTCCTGATTTTGAGGTGTATTCAAACCACGGTTTTTTTCTAGCGTCAGAATCAAAACCCTGTTATAGCAAGGGATCTCAGCCACGCACCGGCCCCCTGGCCCCCTGTCTCCATAACCAAGCCCATAACTTGGCGCATATTATGGCCTTGGTTATGGCCCAGGTTATGGGCGGAGGTTATGGGGCTAGTCACCTACAGCGATTTTGCCAAGGCGCAGGGAGTGAGCCAGCCGGCAGTGAGCGGTGCCGCAAAAAAGCGCTTAGCCCGCGCCGTCCGCATAGTGAAGGGCCGGCCGATGCTGGATGAGGAGCTGGCAGCGGAGCTGTGGGGCCGGGGCAATGTGCGCCAAGCCCGCCAGCCGAAGCCCGCTAATGACGCTCCGGCTGCTGATGAGCGGCCGCCCGTGAAGAAGCGGAAGGTAGTGCATCCGGCGGCCGATGCGGTAGCCGCTGAGGTGCTCAAGCTGCCGGATGATCAGATCCCCGACCTGGGCATCAGCCTGGAGCGCAAGGAGCACTACCGGGCCGAGTTGGCCAAGGTTGAGGCGCTGCAGAAGCGAGAAGAGGTAGGCAGCATCGCCGACATGAGACGCGAGGCGTTCGCCCTCGGGAAGATCATCCGTGAGGGCGTGCTGGGCATCGTGCCCAGGATCAGCGCCGACCTAGCGGCGATTGGCGATCAGTTCGAGGTTGAGCGCCGACTGGAAGGCGAGCTGTTGACGGCGTTACGGAGCCTGACCGATGGCTGATGCAGCCGCGGCCTACCGGGCCGCCTTCTTAGATGGCCTCAGGCCGGAGCATCTGGGCACGGTTGACGAATGGGCCGACCGATACCGGGTGCTAGGTGGGATCGGGTGCCCAGAGCCGGGGCCATGGCGCACGGATCGCACGCCCCACCTGCGCGAGCCGATGCAATGCCTGTCGGCTGGCAGCCGGGTGCGGCGGGTGGTGCTGATGTTCGGGAGCCAGTGCGGCAAAACCGAGGTGGGCTTGAACTGGCTGGGCTATGTGATCCACTGGCGGCCGGCGCCAACCCTGCTAGTACAACCCACCCTGGAGATGGCCAAGCGCTTGAATCGCCAGCGGCTGGAGCCGTTCCTGAGGGATACGGCTGTGTTGGCCGAGAGGATCCCACCACCGAGAGCCAGGGACAGCGGGAACACGGCGTTTCTCAAGCTGTTCCCCGGCGGCTTGTTCGTCTTGACCGGCGCCAATTCGGCCAGCTCTGCTCAGTCCATGCCGGCAGCGAATCTGTTCGCTGATGAGGTGAGCAGCTATCCGCTGGAGATGGATGACAAGGGCGATCCCTTGGAAAACTTCGAGAGCAGAACCGCCAACTTCCGCAACGGCAAAACCCTGATCACCAGTACCCCAGGCGAGGAGGGAAGCTGCCGCGTCACCTGGGAGTTCTACAACCGATCAGACCAACGCCAGCGGCAGGTGCCCTGCCCCGCCTGTGGCGCCATGCAGGTGCTGGTGTGGCCTCAGTTCAAGTGGGAGACGCCAGAGAGCGAGGTGCTCTACGAGTGTGTCCACTGTGGCGAGCGATTCGAGGAGCGCCACAAGGCACGATTCCTGGCTGATGGGGTATGGACACCATCAGCCAAGGGCGACGGCATCACGGCCGGGTTTCATCTCCCCAGCTGGTACACCCCGCTGGGGTTGGGCTATTGCTGGGAGCAGATCCGCGACCAATTCCTTAGGGCTAAGGATGATCGAATCCTGCTGAAAGGATGGATCAACAAACGAGCGGCAAAAGCGTGGAAGGATGATATAGAGAATCAATTCAACGTAGAAGGGTTGGCGAAGCGGCGCCAGGACCTGGAGGCCGGCAACGGCTACGCGGTGGGCACGGTGCCGGCGGGCGTGCTGCTGCTGACGGCTGGCGTTGACGTGCAAGGCGGCGGCGGGTCGCTGGGTGAGCGCATCGTGGTGACGCTGTGGGGCTGGGGCCGCGGCGAAGAGGGATGGCACCTGGGCCACTGGGAGATCCATGGCGACCCCCAGCAGCCGGAGGTGTGGGCGCAGCTCGACACGGTGGCGGCGACCCGCTGGCGCAGGGAGGATGGGGCTGAGCTGACCCTGGCCCGGGGTGGCATTGATGACGGCGGCCACGCCCCGACGGCAGTGCGGAACTACTGCCAGTCCAGGCTGAGACTGTGGGCGCCAATGAAGGGCAGCGGCGCCAAGGGTAAGGCCTTGATCGGCAAGGGCTCGCCGGTGGAGGTGGATGCGAAGAACCGGGCGATGGCCAAGCCGGGCCGCGGCCTCCTGCTGTACTTGATCGGCTACGACGCCAGCGTGGCCCACCTGCAGGGCCGTTTCAGGAATGACACGCCAGGGCCTGGCTACCTGCATCTGGGGGAGGCCAGCACGGATCAGTTCCTGTCCGAGTTGTTCCCGTGGAAGCGCCGGGCGAAGACCATCAAGGGATTCGTGCAGTATGAGTGGCACCTGCCGACCGGCTGCCACGACGAAGGCGGCGACTGCACCAGGATGGCCTACGCCGCCCTGCAGCTGGTGGCGCGCCGCTACAACCGGGCGACCATGTGGGATCAGATTGAGGCGACCCTAGGCAAGCCGGCCGAACAGCAGCGGCCCCGCCCGAGGCCACAGCCGCCGCCACGATCCGGCGGATTCGTCGGGAGCTGGTGATCTGTGGCGCCGCTACCCTGCTAGCAGGTAGGCGATGCAATGACCGTTCCTGCGACTATTCGAGCGGGTGACACTGCCCAGTGGATCGAACCGCCGCAGGTTGATCTAGACGGCAACGCAGCAACGTCCGCCGCGTGGTCGTTCGTCAGCTACCTGAGGTTTCCCAAGGCCAGCGAAGCGGCCACCGTGACGGGCACAGCCCGCAGTGATGGCGGCTGGCTGATGAGCATTAGCGCCACCACCACGGCCGGGTTTGATGCTGGCTTGTGGTCTTGGCAGTCAAGGATCACCAGCGGCGCCGTGGTTATCACGGTCGGGTCGGGCAGCCTTGAGACGCTGCCGAACCTGAGCTACGCCGGCGCGGCTGCCAGCTTTGATGGCCGAAGCCAAGCGCAGCAGGATCTAGACGCGGTAGAGCTGGCGATCCGCACCCTGGTCAGTAAAAACGCCAAGTCGTACACCATCGGCAGCCGATCTTTCACCTCTCAGGATCTAAGCGAGCTGATCAAGTGGCGGGCAGATCTGCGGGCGATCGTGGCCCGTGAGACCGTGGCCGAGAAGATCGCTGCCGGCCTCGGCAACCCGCATAACCTATTCGTGAGGTTCAGCTGATGGGCAAGGCGAAGCGCAGCGGCAGGATCGCCAAGCCCGCCCCGGCGGCGCCAAGGCGCCGCGCCTACGAGGGCGCGATGATGTCCCGCTTGACGGCGGACTGGGTGACCGGCTCCACCAGCGCGGATGCGGAGATCGATGGCAGCCTGGTGCGGCTGCGGAACCGCTCGCGCCAGCTGGTGCGGGACAACCCCTACGCCCGCCAGGCAATCCGCGCCATCGGCGCCAACGTGGTCGGGCGTGGCATCAGGATGCAGGCACGGGTGCCGATGCTGCGCGGCGCGGGCCGGCTGGATCAGCGGCTGAATGGGGTCATCGAGGGCGCGTGGTCCCGATGGTGCCGGCCGAGCATCTGCCACGCAGCGGGCCGCCTGTCGTTCGCTGAGGTCTGCCGGCTGGCGGTGTGCGCCATGGCCGAGAGCGGAGAGGTCTTCATCAGGATCGTTCCCGAAGCATTCGGCGGCGGCGCCATTCCGCTGGGCCTGGAGATCATCGAGGCCGACTACTGCGACGAGGGCAAGAGTTCTGGCCCCGACGCACAGGGCCATGAGTGGCGCATGGGCGTGAAGGTCAACCGGTGGGGCCGGCCCATCGCCTATGCGTTCCGCAGCCGGCACCCTGGCGACATCGTGAACGGGATCGGCTACGAGGTCCGCGAGGTGCCGGCAGATCAGATCATCCATCTGTTCATCACCGAGCGGCCGGGGCAGACCCGCGGCGTGCCGTGGCTGTCCGCTGCTGTGAAGCGGCTCCACCACCTGGCAGGGTACGAGGAGGCCGAGGTGGTGCGGGCCCGAGCCAGCAGCAGCCTGATGGGATTCATCACCAGCCCTGAAGGCGAGCTACAGGGGGATGAGGTCTACGACGGCGAGCGGGTGAGCAATTTCGAGCCGGGCGTATTCAAGTACCTAGCGGCCGGTGAATCCGTCACGGTGCCGCAGCTGGATGCGCCTGACGGGCAATTCGAGCCATTCCTGCGGGCGATGCTGCGGGCCGTTGCTGCTGCCGTCGGCTGCAGTTTTGAGACAATTTCCCGTGATTTCAGCCAATCCAACTACAGCAGCTCGCGGCTGAGCCTGCTGGAGGATCGTGAGAACTGGAAGACGCTCCAGGATTATCTGATCGATCACCTGCTACGCCCGATCTTCGAGCGATGGATGGCTGCCGGCGTGGCGGCCGGCGCGTTGTCCCTGCCTGGCTACGACACATTCCCCGACCGCTACGAATCCGTGCGGTGGTTCCCGAGAGGCTGGGAATGGGTTGATCCGGCCCGCGAGGTGGCGGCCTATAAAGACGCCGTGCGGTGTGGGTTCAAGACCCAGGCCGACGTGGTGGCTGCTGGCGGCGCCGACCTGGAAGATGTGCTGCAGGCCCTGGCGGATGAGCGCGCACGGGCGCAGGAGCTGGGGCTGACCCTCGATATTGACGCTGGCAGGGTCAGCAGCGCCGGCATCACGCAGGCCCGGCCGCCTGGCTCCATCATTCCGCAGGATGCCTACGCGCCCGATGACACAGCAGCCGAATCCGAATCGATGGACTCCCCCGACAGTCCCGGCGAGGCTGAGGGCACCACCGCCGACACGGCAGAGGATGTGGCCGAGGGTGAGGACATCATGCCCGACGCCATGGAGGACGCCAGCTGATGGCCACGGTTAACGGGGCTGAGATCGATCTGCAGCCGACCGAGGCGATGCAAGCCGAGGCCCGGCGCTACCTGCAGTGGAAGGCCGAGGGCCAGCAGGGCGGCACCGAGGTGGCGGCTGCCAGGGCCAGCCAGATCCTGAGCGGTGATGAGCTGAGCCCCGATACGGTGATCACCATGGCGGCATGGTTCGCCCGCCATGAGGTGGACAAGGCCGGCGAAGGATTCAGCCCTGGTGAGGATGGCTACCCATCACCCGGCCGCGTGGCATGGGCGGCATGGGGGGGCGACCCCGGGCAAAGCTGGGCCGATGCCAGAGCCGCCAGGATCAAGGCCGCGCAGGATCGTGCCGGGCTGGGCCATGAGGCAACAGGCGAAAACAATAATCCCGCTACTCTGCCTGTAATCTCAAGCTCTGCCGTGCAAGTCCGCGACTACAACCGCGACCCGCTGCGCCGCATCGCATCGTTTGATGCGGCGGCAGTGAGCGAGGAATCCCGCTCGCTTGAGTTTTCGTTTTCCAGCGAAGCCCCTGTAGAGCGATGGTTTGGCAGCGAGGTGTTGAGCCACGCTGCCGAATCGGTGGACCTGAGCCGGCTGAACGATGGCGCTCCCCTGCTCTGGAATCACAACCCGGATCAGGTGCTGGGAGTTGTCGAGCGTGGCTGGATCGATGGCAAAAAGAAGCGCGGCATGGTGTCGGTTCGTTTCTCCCGTAGCGCATTCGCTGAGGAGAAGCTGGCCGATATTCGTGATGGCATCCTTCGAAATGTCTCGGTTGGCTACTCGATCAACGACGTAGACCAGCGATCCGACGGCTCCATCGTTGCTACTTCGTGGCAGCCGATGGAGGTGTCGGTGGTGAGCGTGCCAGCAGATCAATCAATCGGGATCGGGCGAAGCCTGGGCCCGATTGATTCAGCGGCCCCGGCCGCAACCTCAACCCCTCCCAAATCCACAACCATGGAATCCCTCGACCTGACCCAGGAGCGGGCGGCGGCTGCGGCCGATGCCGTGACCGCTGAGCGCAGCCGCATCGCGGCGATCACCAGCCTGACCCGCGAGCACGGCACCGATGACCTGGCCGGCGATCTGATCGCCTCCGGCGCATCCGAGGCCGACGCCATGCGGAGCGTGCTGAGCACCATCGCCAAGCGCACCAAGCAACCCGCCCAGCCGGCAGCCGCTGCCGCCCAGCCCATCGCTGGTGGTTCGGCTGACATCGGCCTGACCGACAAAGAGGCCCGCAACTTCAGCTTTCTCAGGGCAATGCGCGCCCAACTCTTCCCCAACGAGCGCGCTTTCCAGGAGGAAGCCGCCTTTGAGCGCGAGGCCAGCAAAGCTGCCGCCCAGCGAATGGGCATGAGCCCGAAGGGCATCTTGATCCCCAACGATGTACTCAGCCGGTCCCTGACCGCTGGCCAGGCCTCCGCCGCCGGTGACCTGATCTTCACCGATGCTCGCCCCGGATCGTTCATTGAGCTGTTGCGTAAGCGCAACTTTCTGACTGGCCTTGGCGTGACCATCCTGGCTGGCCTGACTGGCCCCGTAGGCATCCCCAGGCAGACCGGCGCCAGCCAGGTCTATTGGAAGGGCGAAGGCGTGGCCGCCGCCGAGTCTGAGCAAAGCGTGGGCCAGGTCACAATGACGCTCAAGGAAATGAGCGCCTGGACTCGCTTCTCGCGCTCGCTGATGCTGCAAAGCTCCATTGACGTTGAGACGTTCGTTCGCAATGACCTGGTGACCGTGATGGCACTGGAGCAGGCGCGGGTTGCTCTTTATGGCCTGGGATCTTCTTCCCAGCCCGAAGGGCTCAAGCTCACCACAGGGATCAACACCAAGGATTTTGCTGCAAACCAGCCGACCTATGCCGAGCTGGTGGATATGGAGACCCTGGTTGCGGCCGATGACGCCGACATCGACACCATGGGC